TGTCTGGTTGGTACATTTGGCTGATTCGAACGGAATTGTTTCTTCGAGCTACATAGATATTGCAGCAGATATTGGTTACTCAAAAACGCAGGTTTACAGATATGTTCAAACATTAAGTAAAATCGGTGCGCTTGGAACGAATTTGGAACGAAATCGACTAAAGATAACTATCACTGTATGTGATAGTTATAAGCGTAAGCCGAGCGGCTTTGGAATGAAATTGGAACGAAATAACGAGCGGTATTTTGAGGATGAAGATATGAATAATGCGATATTAAAGTGGCTTGCATTTAAAAGAGATATGAAATGCGAGTTATTCTTATTGGTAACAAAATTAAAGACCAAGACGGTGTTGATGATGATTCTTTTTGGTGTGTACCAAGTCTTTTAAAAGGTAAATATCCAGTTCGATGCGGATTGAATGATTTTCTTGCATTTAATTATGATATGTCCATCAACGGACTTACTTTTCATAGACAAGATATTGGTTTGTGTTGTGATGCTATTTCTGATTATATGTATGGCGTTGCAGAAAAACAGGGTAAAGTAAAGACGTTTTAATGTATGTATATCCCAGATAAGTTATTTGAAAAAATCAACGACCCACCATGTGCAATGCTGTTTGTCTGGTTGGTACATTTGGCTGATTCGAACGGAATTGTTTCTTCGAGCTACATAGATATTGCAGCAGATATTGGTTACTCAAAAACGCAGGTTTACAGATATGTTCAAACATTAAGTAAAATCGGTGCGCTTGGAACGAATTTGGAACGAAAGCGACTAAAGATAACTATCACTGGATATGATACTTATAAGCGTAAGCCGAGCGACTTTGGAATGAAATTGGAACAAAAGAACGAGCGGTATTTTGAGGATGAAGATATGAATAATGCGATATTAAAGTGGCTTGCATTTAAAAGAGAAAAGAAACAATCCTACAAGCCAAAAGGTTTTGAAATGTTGAAGAAAAAATTGCTCACTCTATCAAATGGAAACGGAAAGATAGCAATGCAAATTGTCGAGCAATCAATGATGAATAACTATTCTGGACTGTTCCCATTAAGAGATACGAATAACAATTCTAATCTTCCTGTTGGTATGAATTTACAGAATAGTAAAAATAAAGATTACACAAAAGGACTAGATAGATGGAACAAATAGATAGCGAATATTTCAAGAACCTTGTATCTCAGATGCGAGATACTGGTTATCCGCAAGAAATTGACAGAGTACAAATAAGCATTCCTAATGCAGAGAAACGTTTGCGTTTCGGCTTGCAGTATGTTGTTAATATGAAGTCTGGATGTAATGCCGAATGGAACGAACGCAATTACCGACCTATTGTTGATTGGATGACAGACAACAAAGGAAAAGGTTTATTGATGTTCGGCGGTTGCGGATTAGGTAAGTCGGTAATCGGAATGTATATCATTCCTCTTCTTATTAAAGATGTACATAAAAAGGTGGTAAACATCTTTAGCGCACAAGAGTTGAACCAAAAGATTGATGAAATTCTCAAACTTCATATTATCTATATTGATGATATTGGTACAGAGGATAATCTTAACTCTTATGGCAACAAGCGTATGCCATTTGCTGAACTTTGTGACGCTGCTGAAAAGAAGGGGAAATTGCTTATCCTTACCACTAACCTCAGTATTGACGAGCTTACTCAGAGATATGGAGATAGAGTTGTGGATAGACTGATAGCAACAACAAAAGCAGTTCCTTTTACAGGTGATTCTTTGAGAAAGTAATTATGGCAGACGTAAGTAAAATGGCAGAGGAATGGCTCAGTGAGCATCCTGACGCATCCAAGAAAGAAATATGGTTAGCTGGTTATTGGAAATCTACCGATAACTGGTGCAATCGAACTAAATAATTTAATAATTATGACGCAGAAAGAACGTATTGAGAACGCAACCACAAAACAAGCGGTAGTGTTTATCTGGATCTACTCCTGGGTTATCGTCAGAAACCTAGGAAGAGCAATCAATAAGGCAGTTCACAAGCTGCCCTGGTTGTTCATCGTGATAACGGTAGTAATCTCATTCATCGTTAGCTTCATCTTTATCTCTAAGGCTAGAGCAGAACGAGATAGCTACAATCAGAAGCTAGTACACGCAACACAGCAGCTTGATAGCTATGTGGCTGCATACGGGAACATTAAATCAAAGTAATATGGACGGAATGGTAATCAATAATTTGTCTGCACAAGCAACTACAGAATGCGGACTGCTGCAACAAGAACTTCTTAAATCGTTTGTTGAGGCTAGAAAACAAAGAGGTATTATGGAAAGCTTAATGCAAAGATTAGCGGCAAAAAAGATGAATGCGATAAGAGATATGTATGAGAACGTTCGTGTTACACATAAAAAATTTGGCGAATGTGACAGCAACTTTTACATTGATGCAATCGTTGATAGAATTACATTGACACTGAAATATTACGTTAAGGAGATTCCTTTGGATGGTTTGTCTAAACACGACAAAAGTGTTGCTAGACGTTATAATGAATATGTGTACAGTTACGAAACAGCCAACAATGTATCATCTGATTTTAAGACGTTCCATACATCATTCGGTCTTACTGGCAGTTGTTATTGGGATTTTTCTATTGATGAAATTCTCGAAAGCGATTTTTTGACTAAAGGTATTCGTATTGTTAGTGAAACGGATAGCCCATTTGATATTTTTCTCAAATAGTAGTATATGAAAAAGTACAAACATACAATAATGATGATTCTGCTTGTAATAGCAGCACTCATCGCAGGTTACGGTTTCATCTGTTTTATGGTTGAACACATTTTCCTTTCGCTTCTGATGGTATTCTGTATCAGTTGCGCATTGGCAGTAGAGAGGGAGGTGTAGGATATGAAGATTTGGAAACCAACCCCTATGGAAGGTGTCAAGTGGCTTATTCCGAGGATGTACACTTTCGATGATAAGTCGCAGTACAAGACGTACAAGATACCTTGCAAGTATAAATACTCTACAGTAGAGGTCAATGCAATCATTCGCAAGGTTAAGACGTTCCTCGCAAAGTATGTGTATATCCCTTGCGTCATCTCCGATTGGTACTTAGCCAAGCTTCATGGAGTGATGGAGCATAAGAACCTCTATCGCTTCGAGGCTAAGAGAGATCTTGAGGAAATCAAGTCGATAGTGAGGAAAATCATCAACTGGTTCGAGTTCGACTTCTGTAACGCCGACTACTTCAACGAGCTTTCTCTGTCTTACATTGATGCCGTATCTCCAGATATGGAGAAGTTTCTGAAATTCATAGAGGTCAAGCTCGCTAATCTTGGGCACAAGAACGTCAGCATACCTGCATTGTCCTACATCTGCTTCCAGATGCTCTGTGAGGGATTCGTGAACTACAACACCATAATGAGGGGTGCGAAGACTGACTACGACTTCGACTTCACAGAACTGTTTCATTATCTCTGCCCAGAACTCGCTTCCGAGAAAGCAAAGAAGTTTATGGTGTCAAGAGGTCTCTCCGAGGAGTTCGTCTTGAAGTTCAACGAAAAGAAAGAGGTAACTGAGATGTTCGCCAACATCGAGCGTATCTTCATCGACCAAAAGATGCAGAAGAATGCCGCCAAGTCTGCGTTCGATACATTGGACGAGGAAACTAAAGCCAGTATGCTTTCTGGTGGCGATGAGATTGAGAAAACGCTCAACGAGATTGAAACTAACAACTTAAAGAAGAAGCAAAAATGAAAAAGATTCCACAGCTGTACACAAAGAACAGTAAAGGTCGCTATCAGGAATACAAGATTCCTGACCTCGATATATCGAAGACTTTCTATAGAAAGATAAATGGAAAGTATGAGCCTACGAATATGCTCTTGTATGACTCCATAGAAGAGGGTGTATGGGTGGTTACTCGACAGTCTTCAAGAACTAACATTATTCGTGCAGATTATCTTCGTGAGAGCTTCCATCTTGACAAGGCTTCCGACATTGAGCGTTTTCCTCTGTCTAAGATGGGGCACATCAAGAAGGTTGCAGAACGTATCATTGATGAGCTGAGACTTGGTAATACAGACACTAGAGTCATGACAAACAATGAGCTTGTCAAGTTGGTTGTCGGGCTTGTTTATAAATATAACGAGGAGGTCTAATTATGGAAGATTTACCTGTAGGCGCAGAAATCGTCTTGAAGGTGGTTGAGACAAAGGAAACTGATTGTAGCGGTTGTTTCTTCGATGAGATAAGTAGCAATATTTATGAGAATGTTTGCGGTGATTTTTATTGTAGCGCAAGCACTAGAAAAGACGGAAAGAATGTTCAATTCAAAAGGGTGAAATAATATGGAAGAAATCAAAAGTAAGACAGTTCGTGACTATGTTATGAACGATGTGGTGTGGAAGGTTGATTTACCAGCGTTCTTAAAAGAAATTGTTGAGTGTTCATCCAATACTCCTTATGCTATAACTTCTAAGATTTTGGCACAGGTACTTAATGTACTCATAGAAAGGGCTATTGAGATTAATGACCCTGCACTTAACATTATTATGCTCAACCTTGGACTTTACGAAGGAGCGCATGATAAGAACGTTAATGAGGTTATATCTAGATTACGAAAGTTGATTACTGATAATCAAAAATAGGAGGGCTAGGTATGATTAGAGACAATGCAAAGATAATTGTAACATCAACTGATGTATCACTTAAAGAAGCCTTGACTAGTGAAGAAATCAATGCAATCAATGAAGCTCATATCTATAGAGGTTATGATTGCATTCCGCAACTAAAGTATGCTGGCAACCCTCCTAGTGGCAAGGAAAGCCGTAGAACTAGGAGAATGTTAGAACTTAGAAAAAGAAAGGGTAGACTATGATTGATAAAAACAAAATAGAAGAAGCCAAGGAAGAAATCTATGAAGATAGATTTATGTTAAATGGCGAAGAGATAGTCTTCAACAATGATGAAAAGGAAGAAATGTTCTATGAGGGGGACATCAAACAAGCTATTGGACTAGGTGCTAAGTGGGCTATCAATGAGTTTGTTAAGGAATTGTTTCACCCTGCTAGCGAAGTTCCACGTAATGACAACGGAAAGGTTCTTGCGTTCTCAAAAGAATTCGGTAATAGAAAACTCTACAACATGAACGCTATGCTCGATGAAACTACTTGCAATACATATCAAGAAATGTGGGAAGAGCAAGTCTATATGTTCAAATTGTCTGATTGGATATTCGTGGAAGAGTTGTTTGACTTTATTATTAACGGAGGTAATCATGATTAAGGAAGTAAAAATGTACTCTGTCGTATGTGACAGATGTGGAAAAACATTCATTGATGAGTTTAATGGCATTGCGGCTTGGTTGGACGAAGGAACTGCAAAAGAGCAAGCAATGGAAAGCGAATGGGCAGAGATTGATGATAAGCACTACTGCCCAGACTGCTATGAGTTTGACGATGAGTTAGATGAGTATGTTCCTAAAAAGAAAGGAGGAAGCAATGAAAGAGCTTAAAGATTTGATTGCTGGTGATGATGTACTAGTTGTAGGTAGGTCTTGCAGATGTATCGCCAAAATTGATAAAGTGACAAAGACTCAAATTGTTGTTAATAACGCTAGATTTAGAAGAGATTCGGGCTGGCAATGCGGTGGTGATAGATGGAATGTTAGAAAAATATCTGTTCCTACAGAAAAGGAAATATCAGATGTTAAAGAAGAGAATCTTCGTAAGACTCTCATCTACGCTATCAGTTCTTTTGATTTCAAACGCTTATCAACAGATGAGTTAAAACAAGTGTACAATATTGTAAAAGGCAAAGAAAATAAAAAAGAATAAACACTCGTTAAAGATAAGTCGTAGCTTCTTTGGCGATACTACCCTTGATGGTTATCCAATAGCTATATATTCGAATGATGAATTGAAGATTCTAAAGAACCTGCTTACACAGGTTTTGGGTGAAGTAAATGAATATATAAAAGACTAAGCGTATGAAAGAGTTTAAAGTTGGCGAAAGAGTTGTCTTGGGTATCGTTGTAACTGAGACTGTAACTTGTGCGGGTTGCTTCTTTGAAAGTAAGGGTGCTTGTGAAGTTTGGAGAAAATATCCATGCGAAAGTAAAGAACGCTCAGACCATAAAAATGTAATCTTTAAAGAAGTTAATGAGTAAAGCGTATGAATGAGATAGAGAAAATATGTAAGGAAATCCAATGCCCACACTTTGTTGTGTGGAATTTCTGATATG